TGGACAAAGAGGCTCTTAAAACATTGCCGAGCTTTTTCGGGCTCGATTTTGGATTTACTAACGATCCGTCGGCTTTTGTACACGTAAAGATCGACGAAAAGAACAAAACGCTATACGTCGTCGAGGAATATGTGAGAAAGCACATGCTGAACAATCAGATTGCTGAGACAATCAAAAGTCTCGGCTATGCAAAAGAACGGATTTACGCAGACTCAGCAGAGTTGAAATCAATAGCAGAAATAGCCACCAAAGGAATCCCTCGAATTCAAGCAGTGAAAAAAGGCAAAGGATCGATAATGCAGGGGATCCAATTCATCCAGCAATATCGGATAGTGATCGATGAGCGTTGTTTTAAAACCATCGAGGAGTTTGAGAACTATACGTGGAAGAAAGATAAAAAGACAGGCGAGTATAAGAATGAGCCTGTCGATACTTACAATCACTGTATTGACGCGATTCGATATGCACTGAGCGAAGCGATCATGAAGCTTAAAAAGAAACCGAATGTCGATAAGAAGATGCAAATGGCCAAGAGATTTTTCGGATAGGAGTTGATGAAGTTGGAAGAAGAAATCAAGAAAGACGATAGCCAGATCAAGAAAGTTAATGAGTTTGAGCACGGCGTAGGATCAAGAACTACCGTTGGAGTTACAACAAATTACGTAAATTTCAGCGTTGAATCTAATATCCATTACCGCTATACGAACGCAGAGGATTTACTTAACGATACCGAAACTTTAGCCGCTATGATCAGACATCATGCAGAGCACCAGGTGCCGCGATTAGAAGTGCTTGACGCATACTATAAAGCAAAAAACAGCAATATCCTACTCAATCGACGGCGTAAAGAGAAGGATAAGGCGGATCATCGCAGCGCCCATAATTTTGGAAAAGTGCTTGCGACTTTCGATGTTGGTTACAACACGGGTAATCCCATTAAGGTCCAAGTTGAGGAAGGAAAAGCACAAGATACTGTTGACGAATTCAACGTGAATAATGACATCGACGGTCATAACACGGAAATATGGCTCGACATGGTTAAATACGGACGAGCATATGAGATCATCCACCGAGGACAGGATGATGAGGATTATATCGATCTCTCAAATGTTTTCGAGACGTTCCTAGTTTACGACACGAATGTTCGCCGCGAACCAATCGCCGCGGTAAGGTATCCAAAGACCCGATTCGGTGATCACGGAGATCAAACATTTTTCCAGCCGACCGTCTATACCGCTGATAAGGTCGTGACTTTTGATGAAACGAACTTAGCGACTTTAGCACTCAATGATCCTCAGGAAGCGCCTCACGAGTACAAAGAAGTGCAGATTACTGAATTTGCGCCAAATCGATTTCGGATGGGCATTTACGAAGATGTACTGTCACTAATTGATTTATACGATGCTGGACAATCTGACACCGCAAATTACATGACGGATCTTAACGATGCGCTCTTAGTAATTAATGGTGACATTGACCCCGATAAGTTTACGACAGAGGATCTTCTTAAACAAAAGGATGCAAACATACTTATGCTTGAGTCCGGCACTGACATCAACGGGAATAAGACCGGTGTGTCAGCAGGGTACATTTATAAGCAGTACGACGTCGCAGGCGTGGAAGCCTACAAAGATCGCATCAGAGCAGATATTCATGAGATGTCCATGATTCCTGATTTAACAGATCAGAACTTTTCAAGCAATCAATCGGGCGAAGCGATGAAACATAAGCTTTTTGGGTTCGAGCAGATGACGTCTGTTAAGCAGCGGCTTTTCAAAAAAGGGCTTATGCGCCGTTACCGTCTTTTGTTTAACCTACGCGCAGGAATCAACGAGTTATCAAATGCCGATCTTAACGACATCAAGGTAACATTCGTACCTAACATGCCAAAAGCGATCCTAGAGGAGCTTAAAGCGTTAGTCGAGGCAGGTGCGGAGATCAGTCAAGAAACGATGTTAGGACTTGCTTCGTTCATTGATAGTGTGAAAGATGAGATGGAAAGAGTGGCAGAAGAACGGCCAAGCTCTCCGAATCCTCCGGACTACCCTGATCAGTTCGGAGGTGTGGACGATGACATACTGGAAGAAGAGAGAACAGGATTGGATCCAGCAACAAATCGAGAGTGAAGCAGCAATAAGTCGTCAGATTGCTAGAAGGTATCAGCAAACGCTCGATCAGATTGAAAAAGAGATCAAGGCAAACTGGGACAACTTCGCAGGTAAGAACGGCATCACCATTACTGAGGCTAAAAAAGCAGCATCTGAGATGGACGTAAAAGCCTATCAACGTAAAGCAAAGCGGTACGTGCGAGAGAAGAATTTTTCCAGTACTGCCAACAAAGAGATGAAGCTGCATAACCTCACAATGCGGGTTAATCGCCTAGAGCTTCTAAAATCTCAAATCGGTCTGGAATTGATCGCCTTATCGGATGAAATGAACCGATACGCAGCGGACACATTAACAAAAGCAGGACTAGCCGAGGCTCGCCGCCGAGCTGGGATCATGAATGAAAATGTTTTTCTCGGCTACACAAAGTTTGTGAGGCAGCTAGTCGGTGCTTCTTTTCACGGGGCGACCTTCTCTCAGCGTATTTGGGGAAATATGGCAGCACTAAAAGCAGAACTGGATCGTTTATTGACGATGTCGATCATCCAAGGCAAACATCCAAATGCTTTGGCTAGGCAGTTGCGCGACCTATTCAATGCGAAACGGTACGAGGCAGAACGGCTTATGCGCACAGAAGCTGCCCGTATACAGCTAGGAGTACAGCTAGAAAGCTACAAGCAGAACGGCGTAGAACACTTTATTTATATTGCTGAGCCATCTGCATGCAGTGTTTGCGCAGAGCTTGCCGACAAAGTCTTTGCTGTTGCGGACTTTGAGATTGGCACGAATGCACCGCCAATGCATCCAAACTGCCGATGCAGTACAGCACCATATGTCAAAAAAGACGGAGGTTAATATGCGAAATAAAGTCACATGTCCCGTTTGCCAAGGCTTTACATCTGTAAATTACCAAACAGAACGGGTACGCGGCGACATTAAACACACCTATGCGCAATGCGAGAATTGCGACCACAAAGTGACAGTGCACTACACCAACTCACAAATACGAAAACTTTTAAAACGTCAGCAGAGCACCGTAGGGATCGATAAGAAGCGGAAGCTCGCTGATAAGATTCAACAGTTGATCTCAAAATTAAATGAAGAAATAAGGTCTAGCTGAAGCTGGACTTTTTATTTTGCCTTTTCACTTTTAGGCGTAAAAGAAAAAGCAGTCTCGATTGATTGGCGTAACTGATCACTTTATTTCGGTCAGTGGGCGTAACTCACTAAAATTATCGGGTAGCGGACGTAACCGTGGGAGGACAAACATGAAAAGTAAGAAATTTTTATTGCCGATGAAACTGCAGTTTTTCTCAGAGGATCCAGAAGGCGGCACACCTCCAGAGGGCGGACAAGGTGCAACACCACCTGATCCAGAAAAGCCAGAAGGTGGAAAAACCTTTTCTCGCGATGAAGTATCCAAAATGCTGAATGCCGAACGTGACAAAATCAAAAAAGAGCTTGAAGACAAACAGGCCGAAGCAGAAAAACTCGCCAAAATGAACGCCGAAGAAAAAGCGAAGCATGAGAAGAAGCAGCTCGAAGAGAAAGTCGCTAAGCTTGAGCGAGAGGCGGCTTTGAAAGAAATGGCGTCAGAAGCATCTAAAATGCTGTCAGAAGCTGAGTTGCCGCACGATGAAGATTTGATCGCTCTGGTTACTAGAGAGGATGCAGAAGAAACCAAGAAGGCGGTAGAAGTGGTTACTTCGTTTGTTTCTAAGATCAAGAAAGAAAATGCACGCCAAACACCACCTGCTGCAGGAGGACAGTTTTCTAGCAGCGACAAAAACAGGAACACTACTAAAGCTGAAATGGCTAAGGAAGTAAGAATTATCAAATAGGAGGATTTGCACATGAAAAACAAACGCTTAATGAACATGAATCTCCAGTACTTTGCACAAACTTGGAACCCGGATCACGTCTTGGTCCACGAAATGAAAGACGGTACAATCCCGGATGAATACAACACATTAATCTTAAAAGAAACGATGGAAAATTCGAAAGTGATGCAGCTGGCACGTTTTGAGGAAATGCAGGGCCGAGAAAAGGAATTTGAATTCTTTGCCGAAGGACCAGGCGCATACTGGGTCGGCGAGGGTGAGAAAATCAAAACCAGCACGGCTAAATGGCTACAAGTCAAAATGGAAACGCGAAAACTTGGGGTCATCCTCCCCGTATCCCGAGAGTATTTGAACTACAAGATGTCGGACTTTTTTGCGCAGATGCATCCCCGGATTGCCGAAGCATTTTATAAAAAGTTTGACGAAGCGGTGTTGTTAGACATTGATAACCCGTTTAAGCAATCCATGCAAGAATCGGTGTTAGAAGCAGGAAATATTGTCGCCGGGCCTTTAGACTTTGATACGATTTTAGACTTAGAAGACACGCTGGAAGAGCGCGAAATCGAAGCGAACGCTTATATCTCTAACCGTAAAAACCGTCGCGAATTGAGAGAAGCGTCTAAAGTAATTGGTGGTAATACAGAATTAGCGTATGACCGCAACCACAATACGATCAACGGATTACCAGTTGTTGATTTTGCTTCGCTGCCAAAAGGCGAGCTATTTGCAGGCGATTTTGATTATATGCGCTACGGTATTCCGTACAACATCAATTTTAAAATCTCAGAGGAAGCTCAGCTATCTACCATCAAGAATGAAGATGGATCTCCTGTTAACTTGTTTGAGCAAGAGCTATTTGCATTGCGTGCTACGATGGATGTCGCATTTATGATCATCAAAGACGAAGCTTTTGCAAAAATCGAGTCTGGCGTAGCGCCAGAGGAACAAGGAGAACGTTCAGGCAAAGAACTTAACAAATCCGAAATCAAGGCGATTCTGGACGAAAAAGGAATCGAGTACACGGAAAAGGACACGAAGGACGAGTTACTCGCGAAGCTAGGTGAGTAACATGTCTGTGACCGAAGACGTTAAAGCCCTGCTATCTGGTACCGTTGAGGAAAAGCTTGCCGTAATTGAAAAACGCACAAAAGAGCGCCTAACAGCATTGTTGGGCGCTTCTGATTTGCCCAAAGAATTTGAGCCTGTTCTTTATGAAGTGACCCTGAAACGATTCAATCGTATCGGACAAGAAGGTATGACCTCGTTTGATCAAGAAGGTCTTAAAATGACCTTTCCGGAGTCTGATTTTGCCGAGTATGATCGTGAGATTGAAGCGTATAAGCGTAAAGAGCTTGATGAGTTCTTTAAGCCGCGCCGAGGAAGGATTGGGTTCTTTTGAGATATAACGACGAAATTACCTTCGTAATTAAACTAACAAAGGATGTATACGATACTGTCACAGCGTTGTGGATAGCGGGAGACACCAAGAAAAAAATAGTTCAAGCAAATGTGACTGATATAGGTTTAGTTCGATCAATAGAAATATTCGGCGATATCCAACAAGGTGCAAAAATTATCCGTTTACAGCCGTTGGAAACAATGCCGGCATTTGATCAAATCGAGTTTGAAGGACGAGTCTATGAGCTAGCAACACACAAACAGCCAGCAGGTCGAAATACGTTGATTGTAAAAGAGGTGGTGCAAAATGGGCAGAGGATTGCAGATTAAAGGCATAAACGCCCTCGATCAAAAACTCGCTAGGAACATGCAGATGAAAGAAGTCCGACAAATTGTTCGAACGAATGGCGCGGAAATGAATGAGACAGCTCAAAGAAAAGCTCCCGTAGACACAAGTTTCTTACGGCGATCAATCACTTTTAGCATGACGGATAATGGTTTTTCTGCTATGTCATTGGCAGGAGCTGATTACGGCGGCTACGTGGAATGGGGCACACGCTTTATGGCGGCGCAACCGTATATGAAACCCGCGTATATTGAACAAAAAGCTAAATTTTTAGCGGATATGAAGAGGTTAGTCGGATGATTAAAAAAATGCCAGACCAAGAAATTTTCGACGAGGTTTTTAAAATATGCCGGCAATTTACA